CCAAAGCTGGGACGAAGTCGAAATAATCTTTCTCTCAGATGAACGGGTCCAAATATGGATGGCGGGCAAAACAGAAACGCTCAATTACGCCGAAATGGGTTTCGCGGATCAACGGAACGGAAAGCCAAGCAGTTCCTGGGCGATCTTGCGAGTTCTGGCCCAGAATGAAGGTTTGATCCCCGCGATCCGCGGCAGCAGAGAATGGGCCGCTACGGAGAAGCAAATCGAAAGAGCCAGAAAGCTGCTGCAAACCTACTTCGGCATCAGGGAGGATCCGCTGCCCTTCGAAAAGGGTGTGGGATACCAACTGCGTTGCAAGATTGGGTGCGCGCCATCGTTTGCCAAATAGCCCTACGACAATTCAATTTGTCGCCGCCATTATCTCAAATCTAAATTTCCTTTAATTTCAGCACCTTGGCCCTACCTCGGGCGACAAGTCTTCCCGCTCGCCGACATGTCGCTGGATATAGATATGAGACGCAACTCAAACGCCGAAACTGTCGGATGCAAGGACCAGAGCGTGAGGGATCTTCTGGTTCGCCTGATCCCCATCGATCAAGTGATCCCTGACCCGCGCAACTCACGGACCCACAGTGATGCCCAGGTGGCAGCCGTAGCGGCCAGCATCGCCGAATTCGGATGGACGAATCCAATCCTGGTTCGCCCCAATGGCGTAGTCATCGCAGGGCATTGCCGTCTGCTGGCGGCGCGGAGTCTGGGTCTACAGGAAGTGCCGGTAATCGAGTTGAACGGACTGAGTGAAGCGCAGTGTCGCGCCTTGGTTATTGCGGACAACCGGTTGGCGCTGAACGCTGCTGGGGACGAGGACTTGCTGCGCGCTGAACTCGCCGCTCTGCAGGAGGAGCAGTTCGACCTGGAACTCCTCGGGTTTGACGACGGCGAATTAGCGCGATTGCTAAGGATCGGATCATTACTGGTGCGGCGCCCGCGATCAAGGTGACGTGTGGACGATCCAGCGGCCCACGGCCAATCCGCAGTTCCCCACTAGGAAATCAGTCGAATTGGTGGAGCGGGCCGTAGAGAACAGCAGCCGGCGCGGGGACACGGTATTGGACCCTTTTGCCGGTTCCGGGACTACCCTGATCGCTTGTGAGCGCAAAGATCGGAAAGCGCGCCTGATCGAAATCGATCCCCGGTATGCGGACGTGATCTGCGAGCGTTGGGAACAGTACAGCGGCCAACCAGCCATCCGGAACTCTGACAATCGCGCGTTTGGAGAACTCATCCAGGAGCGGCGAAAACAAGCGCCACCATTTCCGGCTGTGGCGCCCAGCCAGACCGAATCCACCCAGAATCTCAAAACAGGATGCAAAAATGAGTAACCACAGCAGACGGCTCGACAAACTGGAAAAGCGGCTTAGGCCTGCGCTTGAAACGGAATCCTCCCGCCGATTCCGTGCGAGGATTGAGGCCGGACTGCAACGGGCTCGAGCACACCGCGAGGCGACCGGCTTGGGTGAGGTCCTCGACGTTCTTCCGCCGGAACCTGCCGACGCTACCAGTGGCATGACAGAGATTCAACTCATCAGCCACAACTTGCACCGGGGGCGGGAAAGAAAGCACCTGCGCTGGGCTGCTACGAAAAACGCCAAAGAAGCGGCCGCGAATGTCCTTCCTTCTTCCGTCCCCCTCAATCCAGGAGGTCACTAATGCCGACGGGTCGGCCTTTTCAACCTGGCAATCAGTACGGTCGCGGTCGCCCCCCGGGAAGCCGCAATAAGAAGACGGAGGCTGCGCAGGACTTATTGGACAGCTACTCCGAACCGCTCATGCGCAAAGCTGTAGTGCTCGCCCTTCAAGGAGATGTCCCCCTACTCCGGTTCTTGCTCGGCCTTTCCCCGCGCAAAGACATGCCGCAAAAAACTGGACCGTTGCCGACAGGCACGGCTGCCGAACTGGACCAATCCTCGGAAAAACTGATAAAGCAAGTTGCCGCCGGAAGGATCAGTCTCAGTGATGCAGCGGGAATCGCCGATCTTCTGGAGGGGCGCCGCCGAATCATCGAGACAGGGGACCACGAAAGGCGGATTGGAGTCACCGAACAAAGACTGGATGAACAACAGGGCCGCGCGGCGGATCACCAAACTCTCTCCTACGAAGAGAAAATCCAATAGCCAATCAGCGCGTGTTTCAGACTCGAATTTCGACAAGAACGGAAATAGGCAACCATGATATTACCTACGATCAGTAGCCAACTCTCAGAAGCTTTGGCGCAGTTCTATGACGACCCACTGGGCTTCGTCTACTTCGCGTATACCTGGGGCGTCAAAGGCACCGATCTCGAGCACCAGACAGGGCCCGACGACAACCAGAAGCATTTTCTGAAGGACCTCGGCGCTAAAGTAAATGCCCGCGGGTTCGATGGCCTGGTCGCCGTGATGCCCATTCTGATGACCGCCACCAGCGGCCACGGTACCGGCAAGAGCGTCATGGGGGCGTGGATCGCCGACTGGATTCTGAGCACCCGGCCGGATTCCATCGGCACTGTGACCGCGGGGACCTGGCCGCAGCTCGAAAGCCGCACGTGGGCGCAGATTCAGTACTGGACGAAGTTGTGCGTCACCGGGCACTGGTTCAACATCCAGGCGCGCGGCGTGTACCACAAACTGCGGCCTAAGACCTAGAAAGTCACCGCGCAGACCTGCAAGGAACAGAACGCTCAGGCCTTCGCCGGCCAGCACGCGGCCACGTCGACGAGCTGGTATATGTTCGACGAGGCATCCCTGGTTCCGGATGCCGTCTGGACCGTCGCCAACGGCGGACTGACGGACGGTGAGCCCATGTGGTTCGCCTGGGGCCAGCCCGAGCGCAACAGCGGGCGCTTCTACGAGGTGAATTTCGGGAAGCTGGAACACCGCTGGGATCATCGGCGTATCGACAGCCGTACTAGCCGCTTCGCCAACAAAGAGCTGATGCAGCAGTGGCACGACGACTATGGCGAAGATTCGGACTACTACCGCATCCGCGTTCTGGGATTGCCGCCATCGGCCGACGAACTGCAATTCATCGATCGCGGACGCATCCTGGCCGCCATGCAGCGGGAGCCCCAATGCCTGGCCGACGATCCGCTCATTTGCGGAGTGGATGTATCGGGTGGCGAATCCGCCTGGAACGTATGCGCGTTCCGGCGCGGCCTGGATGCCCGCACACTTCCGCGCATCCGCATTCCCGGCGAACACACGCGAGATCGCGGGGTATTGGTGGCGCGGCTTGCGGAAGTGCTGAAAGACCAGCGGCCGTCGCACAAAGTCGCAGCGATGTTCATCGACATCGCGTTCGGCGCGGCGATCTACGAACGGCTACGGGCTCTTGGGTTCAACAACGTATTTGAAGTGGACTTCGGGTTAACGCACACGCCCGATCGGGCCAAGGCCAACATGCGCGCCTATATGTGGGACCGCATGAAAGACTGGCTGCTCAAAGGAGCCATTCCGGAGGAAGAGAAGCTGCTCCTCGATCTGTCGAGCCCCGGATACGCCGTTAACCGCAGCAACAAGCTGGTGCTTGAGTCCAAGGCCGACATGCGCAAGCGCGGCCTGGCTTCCCCCGATGACGGAGACGCCCTGGCGCTGACCTTCGCGCAAGCGGTGGCGCCGGTCGAGAAGGAAACCCAGGACGAGGACGACGAATTTACCGGCATCAGTATGCCGGGCAGGCAGGGAGCCTGGATGCGGTAGGTGTCATAAGCTTCGAACTTGAGGAAACCAATTTCGGAGCCACGTCAGGAATAACCAAATGCAATCCGTTGAAGAAGTGCCTGTGGCCGTATGAAGCCTGACCAGCACCCTGAGTAACAGTGTAGACGACCGCATGATTGCTCAAGCGGCCGCGGCACACGTCTAACCGAAGGCAGAGGAGCCGGCTGTTCGGTTGTGGGGCCAAGAACCGGAACGGCACACCTGGCCTGTTCCCGGCGATGCCACACGGACGCTGCCTTTTTCCTGGTGGGAACAGCGCGGGCGCAAAAACTGCGGATGGAATCGAGGGCATCCGGAGGGCGGTCACAAAACACGGGCTCTATACGAAGACGGCGAGAGCGGAACACTCTTTCGCCGTCTTTTGCGCGTTTGTCGGTTACCACTGCAGGGATCCATGGGCACAAGCGGACACTGACAAGCGCGGCATCTTGTTCAGGCGGTGTTTATTCCGATTTTTCGGTTTCCTCGGCGAGAAGTATCGCCGATGCAAAATGGATTCCGGTCCGATCGGGGATAGTCAAAGGGAAGAATGGGTTCCAAGGGAAAGAAACCGTATGGTGTCGTTCCCTTGGGGCTTCAGTCTGCAATCATACCCAACCATCTGGAACCGAGACGGCCACACGTCTTGGGGAACCCGCCCAGCACGCCTAAGCCGGCACCCCACATGTCCCATCAATGTCGTCGAAATGGCAGAAGCGTATCTCAAGAAGGAGCTTCCCATCGCCGAA